GACGAAAACCCAGAAGCAGACGAATGCAGGATTTATGAGGACTGATGGAAGGAGGAGCACTTTTTAATCCAGGATTTCTTGGCGGTAATTTTCTTTGGTGGGTTGGCCAAATTGCTGACGATTCTACCTGGAGAGAAAACATAAGTGCCGGAAAGATAAAGAGCAAAAATGATACCCCTGGTTGGGGGTACAGATATAAAGTAAGGATTATTGGTATTCACGATCAAGGTGAAGCATCAATTAAATCCGAGCAATTGCCTTGGGCGCAAGTAATGTATCCGATCACTGCTGGTGGTGGTCAGGGTGGATCATTCCAAACACCTGCGCTCAAACAGGGTAATTTCGTCTTTGGATTTTTCCTTGATAGTCAGGATCGTCAAGTTCCTGTTATCATGGGGGTGTTAGGAAACAATGCAACTACTAGATTAAAAACTAAAACTGGACTTGGTGGCCCAGGAAGTAGATCAGTCGCTGCGACTAATCAAAATACAGAGAGACCTAGTAGGGATAGTTTTCCAAATACAAGATCTGGGGCCAAATCTTATCAAAAAGCATTAAAAAGATGGCAGAAGGAGCAGGAAACTAAAGCATCTACGGACGCCCAGAACTTTACTCCACAAAGTCATCATTCAAAGGGAGCAGATAAAGATACAACAAAGAAAGTTGCTGATACTGAGTTAGCAGCTGAAGAACCTTCGTCTGGTACATTGCCAACAAAAGAATCTGCTGATGCTATTCATCAAGAAACAGCAGAGGATAATAAGAAAGAAAAAGTTCTGAAGAGAAAGCACGCTCTGGCATGTCCTGATCCAGAGCAGAGTTCAGAGATGACTGCCATTCAAACAGTCATTGAAAACATGACTGAAAAAATGCAGGATGCACAGAAAGCACTGCAGAAATATACGAGTGCAGTGTCTCTACCAATCAAAGGTGCATTCAAAGAGATAAATGAAATTCTGGGTGACGCAGCGAAAGAAATTTCAAAGCACATGAAGAAAATTTTTGGTAAGGTTCAGAACTTTGTAACAGAACAAGTTAATGATATTGCACAACCCCTCTTAAAGATCTCACCACCATCAATTCGTATTCAACTTTTAGATGATTTGGTGAAGGGTTTTGAAGCACTGTGCTGTGCTTTCAATGGTATCGTCGGTGGATTGGCAGGGACAATCTTAGGAGCACTTCTGAATATTCTTGGTAGGAAAGGAAATTCGTCACCTCCAGTTGGATCTGCTCCCTCATCGGCACCAAACGATACTACAACTCCCACCACTGATGTAAATTCTACAGCACCTCAAGTTGGAACTGTATCAGAATTTGATCCTAACTTTAATGTTCCACCACTTCCGCCTGAAGGATACTACACACCAAATCCAATTTGCTCTACTGAAGAACTAGTTGGTGAAGTTTTAGGATCAACTCTTGGCACCATCATGGAATCGGTTGATACTGCGATAGCGCCGATGATTAACAGAGTTTCAACTTCCTTAGCTGGTGCAGGATCTGCTGCAGGGACTCAGGCAGCAGGATCGCCCCCTCAAGCAACTACTTCTGCTAATGGTATCACAGTTCCTGCCGTTGCCGCTGCACTTGCATCAGGTGGTTTAGTCGGAGGGTTATCAACTGCTTTAGCACAACAACTGGGTGTTGATCCTAGACTGATCGGTGATGTAACATCTGCTCTACAAACTGGTGATGTTATCGGTGGTCTCTCATCTCTTGCTGGTCTGGCAGGAGTTGATCCTGCGATAGTTTCCACTGCTACAGACATTCTCAATGGCGGAGATGTTGTCGGTGGTATTACATCACTCTTTGGTCCTCAAGTGGCCGCTTACGGACAGGCATTCTCTGCTATTGAGTCTGGTGATCTTAACTCACTCGTTGGAATTCTAGGACCTCTTGCTGGAGCAAACCCAGCGATACTTGGAGCAATTACTGGAGGTGGGGCAATCGCTGGTCTTGCTGGAGGACTTGGTGGTTTGGGTGGAATGAACTTTGATATTGCAGCATCGCTTGGATTTATTTCATCGATCACACAATTCTTTGATTGTGATCCAAAACCAATGTGTTCTCCGAACGATACATATACATTGCAAGAGGGAGGCAGTGGCAAACCTGGTGTCGAAAAACCAAATCCAAATCAGGTTGCTGATAATGCAGCAGCACAAGCAGAAAATCCAGCACCGACACCAGAGGTAGATGATATTGGGGATGACTTAGATAAACCTATCACTGATGCTGAAAGACAAGCAGTGAGGGAAGGTAGAATTATTGATGAACAAGGAAATACCATTGGAACGATTACATCGAGAGGGACATAATGCCAATACAACCACCATCAAGAGATAATATAAAAGTCGGATATATCAGTCAGTTTGATGGATATGTTCAGGGGCTTACTATTGAAGAGGCAAATAATTATGAAAAAATGTCTCCAGGGACTACATTTGTGTTTGTTAATGGTGATAATGAAGTAAAATATCTTTCAATTACTGATGTCAATGTTCTCACTATTAATGATTTAAAAAGGAAGGATCCATGTGATGTCTCTCCAAAACCATGTGGACCTCCAACACTTAACTTTTTTGGTGGTGGTGGGATCGGAGCAAAAGCAAATCCAATTATTGACCTAGAGGGTAATATTATTGCGGTTGATATCGTTGATGGTGGATATGGATATACAAGTCCACCAAGAATTCAAGTTATTGACCCATGTAACAATGGAAGTGGTGCGGTATTGGAGACGGAACTTTTATTCAATTCAGCGGGAAAAAACACTGGTAGAGTTCGTCGTGTTTTAGTTCGTGATAGTGGGACAGGATACCTTCCACCAGGACAAACGGTGCCTCAATATCCTGCATTGATTAAATTAACAGATGTTATCGTCACAAATCCCGGTATCAATCATAACTGTGGTGTAGATCAGGTAGTGATTGAACCTAAGAATGGAACAACTCTGACATATGACTGTAATCCATTTGGAAAAATTAATTCGGTAAAGGTTAATAGTGGCGGAAACTATACAAGTCTTCCAACAATTTTCATGGACACCGAAACAGGTGTAAATGCACAATTCATTCCAGTGTTTGAGGTTATTCGTGATCCACTGGTTCCTGAAGTTGCAGGCCCAGAAGAAGTTGTTCAGGTTTATGACCTTGTTGGTCTACAAATCAACGGATATCTTGACGGTAAACCTTATTATGGTAATGTATTCTTTGATAATGGTGTAAAATATGCTGGAGTTAGAAATACTGGTGTGAGAGTTTATGACACACTTCAAGAGAGTGTCACAGGTGTTGCTGAAAGAGTAATAACTACGATTACTCCGACAGAGACCACCGCAGAGGAAGTTCAAACCGCAGAACAAACAACAGCAACTTCAACTGTAACCAGATCAACAGGGACTAGACAATCAGCACCATCGAGAACAACTACTACAACAACTACCACAACATCTACACCCGCTCCTGCCCCATCACCTTCACCTTCACCTCCACCTTCACCGCCATCTGGTGGCGGAGGCTATGGGGGTTACTAATAAATATTAGGACAATCCTTTAAGTCATGGCAGAAAAGAGAAATTTTTGGACACAAGTTATTGGAGCAATGAATGGTGCTATCTCCTTTGGAGGTATCAGCAAGGATAAATCTGTCACGTCCAGTATTGAACTCAAGGGACTTGATGGTAGACACTTCTTTGATATGACTGAGGATGGTGTCCGTGAGGGTTGGACCACCATGAATGCTCCTGGAGCAACTCAAGTAAACTCAGGTGAGGATTTAAGTAAAGGTCAGAATGCTATCTTCCTAAATGCAGAGAATGGTGATATAATATTAAGAGCTAGAGATGGAAAAGTTCGCATCGAAGGCACTGATGTAGAGATTGTCGCTACGGGACAAGATCCAGAAGGTGTGGTCTGGGTTGAGGGAAATCAATCAATTAAACTTGACTCAAAAAACATTACCCTTGATGCAAAACAGTCACTTAAACTTCTGACGACAGGAGTTTTGACTATAAATGGTAAGTTAGGGACACAACTCATATCCCCTATAATTAATGGTGTCTCTTGTGCGACCAATCCAAAGAAAAAACCAGGACAAATAAAGTAGGAGTATCATGGCATTTCAGTTTGATGAAGGACATATCTATGATGGGCAACTATTGGTTTGCCCAGAGAATGTCATACCAACAGCACTAGGTATTGGACCACAAAAAATTATCGGATCCTCTTATATTCAGGGTCCATTGAATGTGGGTAGCACTGGATTTTCATTTCCACCACCTGCTACGGTAATGATTGGTCCTAGAGTGGATGCTGGTCCAAAAGGTTCTGTTACCGGGGCTATCTGCGGTTCTGTTGCTAGTAATTTGTCACTGTATGTAAAAGGAAACACAGCAGTTCAGGCAGACCTTTTCGTTTCTGGTAACTCTAATGTCAAAGGAAACGTTGTAGCACAGGGAGAAGTGATGTCTCGCTGTGGTGGCCACATTCTGTCCGCTAAGAAAAACTTTGATATTCCTCACCCAACACGAGAGGGATATCGTCTGAGACACACCTGTCC